GATATTCAAGATGCAGGTGGCAACAGTATTATTTCTAGTAATGGAAGTGGTACTGTAACTGTTGGTAATAGTGCATTAAAAAATGTACCTTTAGTTCAGGCAGGATTTTCTAGTTCTTCTCAGGCTATATCTTCTGGTGCAGACACAGAAATAGTTTTTACAACAATAACAAAAGAAACTCCTAGTGGTAAATTTAACACATCAACTGGTAGATTTACACCTGCGGTAACAGGGTTTTATTATGTATCTGTTTTGGCAAGAATTAATGGTGGTAATTCTGGAGGAGAATTTGCTAATTTACAAATTAGAGTAAATGGGTCTGCTTCTATTAATGGCACACAACAAGGCTCAACTTATAGAAGATATCAAGATGATGGTAATGAAAACAGTTTTGCTGTTGATTGTATTGTTGAATTAACAAGTACAACAGATTACATTTCTGCATTTATTTATCAAAATCAAGGTAGTAGTCAAACTTTACAAGCTAACCACACTAACTTTACAGCTTACAGACTTTTAACATAGGAGCATAGAATGGCATTAACAACAGTACGAAGCACAGGGATTGGAAGTTTACCTGCAATAAGCGGAGCAAATTTAACTTCTCTTAATGCAAGTAATATATCTAGTGGAACATTAAACTCTGCAAGATTTAGTGGTGGTAAGGTTTTGCAGGTTGTTGAAAATAGATTAACAACAGTTCTTTCTACAACATCAACAAGTTGGGTAGCCACAACTGGATTAAATGCAAGTATAACTCCATCATCTTCTTCTAATAAAGTTTTAATATTATTAAATGCCACATTAAGTTCTGGTAATCATGGTCATATAAGACTTTCAAGAGATGGGGGTAGTAATTTTATTGGAAATGGTGCTCAATCTGGAAGTAGAAGTGGAGTTAATTTTTATGCAAATGTAGATGCCAATAGTGCTAGACCACAATCTTGCACAATTTTTGATTCTCCATCAACAACTTCGGCATTAACTTATCAAGCATATTGGAGAGTTTATGGTGGTACAACATACTTAAATAGAACACAAAACGATAATGATTCTGCTTATGGTTCAAGAGGAGTTTCATCAATTACACTTTTAGAGGTAGAGGGATAATGATTATAGAAGCAATATTAAAAATAAATCCAAACGCAGAAGTATCAATTAGTGGAAATGATATAAATACTTGCAAAATAGAATGGCACAATGGAACAACACCAATATCAAAATCAGATATTCAAGCAAAAATTGCAGAATTACAAACAGATTATGACGCAAAAGAATATCAAAGAAAAAGAAAAGAAGAATATCCATCTATTGAGGAGTGTGTTCACGCAATCCTTGATGATGACTTAGATAATTTACAAGCATTAAGAAAAGCAGTTAAGGATAAATTTCCAAAATGATTAACCCTAAATGTGAAGATTGCGGTGGAACAGAAGAAATGTGTACTTGTGGTAGATGAAAATATCAGACAATACAGCGATAAGTATGCCAATGCGAAATCTAATCGCATTAATTATGGCAATAGGAATTGGAATACTAGGATATAGCGATCTAACAACCAGACTAACTCAATTAGAAACAGCAAGACAATTAATGGAAGCTGACCTCTTAAAAAAGGCAGAGCAAACTCCAGTTAATCAAGAATTGTATATGCTCCTAGAATTTACAAGTGGTCAAGTTGAAAAGATACAAGAGCAACTAGAAGATATGAGCCACAACAAAGTAAACATAACTAGACTTCAAACAGACATGAACAAAGCATTAGAAAGCATAGAACAAATAAAAGACAAGGTTAGACAAAATGGTGGTTGAAACAGTTTTTGCAATGATGATGATTGTAAACGGATCTATGGATGGGTTTATGAAAACAGATGGATTATCACATTGCTTACGAGTCAAGAGAGAGAGTGAGAGAAATTTAGCGGACAATAGATCGAATGTTATTCGTTATGAATGTGGTCTAGTTAAGGCAGAATTAAGACCAGATAGTGAAGGTGAATTAAAAATCTATCGTATTATAGAAAGAAAATAATGTTAAAATACATTGCGTCAATACCAGTAGTTTTGTCTATCATTGCAGGATCTTACGGAGCTATAAACTATGTCAATAAATTACGAACACAAATAGATGATTCAACAAAAGAAATTATGTTGCTTCGTCA